GGTTGGCATCCGATATGATGGCGATCCCGTCCATACTGCCGTAAAACTTGGCAGCGAGCAGATCGATCCGGTCTCCCTCAACGGTCGTATAGTTGAAACTTGACATTTAATTGCCTCCCTCTTTTGTTCCTGCGAACCCCGCTACCGGCGTGGCGCTGGTCGTTACTTTTTCCGCGCTGTCGGACAACTGCCCGACATTCATCTCCAGCACCGACACATCCACCACGTTGTCGATTTTTGCGAGGTTGCTGGCATATGCAATCGCTTCGTCCAATGATGTGGGCAAGTCGCCAGCGCGATCGATTATTTTCTTTGTTGCCGCGACTTTCGTTTTGGCCGACGCATAGAGTCCTTGCGCATCGGCGGCCAGTTGCTGGACCTCGCGCACCCCGCGCTTAAGGCTGGTGGTCCTGCTTTTCACCTTAGCAATCGACTGCTTCATTCCGCTAACCTTTTCCTTGGCTGCGGACACGTCGTTGGTTATACCTGTGGCGGGGCTTGGAGCCGACGCAACAGGCGCCACCGCGATCGGCTTCTGACTACTCAGCGCCCGCCCTGTCGGGGCTGCTTCCTCTTCGCCGGGACTCTCCAGCAAATTCACGGTGACGGTTGCCAGCTCCACCCATCCATCCGCCGCGCACTGCTGGTTGGCGATGTCCAAGCTCGTAATAACGAATTTCCCGACAATTCGCCCGTCTCCGGTAATGTACGGCAGCACCTCGAAAGCGTGCATCGACGCTTTCAACGCATATATCTCGGCCTGCGGATCACAAAATTCTGATGAATATGTGATTGTCAGGCTCAACTCCCGCAGCTCGGCACCAGTCGGCTGGATGGCGTCTTTGTCATTGACACGAGGGATTTGGCCGTATTTTACGGCATCTGCCTCGCTGGTCGATACGGGAGTTTTCAGCCCTTGAAATATGTGATCTCCGAGTTGTGCAAACATGGGTGCCAGCTATTACGCAAAGGACAAACGTGTCTTGTTTTCTTCATATTTACGAATCAGTTCCATGATCTCGTTCGCATGCTGCTTCAGCATTTTTCCGAACTCGTCCCGCACCTCCTGCGTAGTCGATCCGGCGAATGTGATCTGCGGGGCATAGGTAATGGACGGGCCGGTATTCCCGCCGCCTACAATGGTCGAGGTATTCACCGTGCTGGATTGCATCGACTGCGTGATTCCACGGGTCGCTTGCATGGCCACGCCCTCGGTAGCATTTTCGACGATTGCACCCCCTCGATCAAGGCCAACGACCAGCCCCTGCGTGATATTCAGACCATATTCGGCGAACAAACGGGATGGGGAATTGATACCGAGAATAGACTTGAAGCCGTTGGCAATCCTACGGCCGATATTCTTCATTCCCTCGACAATCTTATCGACCATAGAGGTTATTCCATTCCAAAGCCCTTGCAATAGGTTTTTGCCCCACTCATAAAAGCGGGGGCCGAGGTTCTCGAAGAACGTCCCCACATTCTCCCACGCGCCGCGCATCCATTCGACGGGTTGCAGGTTGCTGAACCAGTCTTTGATCCCTCCCCATGCGTTCGAAATGCCGCTCTTGACGTTACCCCAAAGGTTAGAGAACCAGCCTTTCACTGATCCCCATGCCTTTTGCACTCCCTCGCGGGCCTTGCTGATGGTATTTTTGATGCCATCCCAAGCTTTCCCCGCACCGGCCTTGATCCTGCCCCACAAGTTCGAGAACCAGCCCGTTACAGTGCTCCACACCTTTTTGATCGCTTCCCACGCTGCTTTGAATATCCCGACGATAGCGTCCCACAACTTTTTAAACCATGCGGCCACCTCGTCCCAGTACTTGACCAACAATACCACGGCTGCGATAATCGCCATGATACCGGCGACAATCCACACCACTGGACACCCGTACAAGGATGTATTAAATACCCACTGGCCGGCGGCGGCGATCTTCGACCAAACGGAGAATAACGCATATTGCATACGAAACAACAACATGCCGTTTTTGTACTCGCTGACGATTTTGGTACCAATTTTTATGGAATCAGACACTATTCGGAATACCTTACCGAACTGCCCGACGATGAACGTCACGCTACCGATCGCAATGGCAGCCGTGCCTAATATAGCGATCCATTTACCCGTGGTCATCGCTATATTGCCGATTGTGGCGGCCAGTTCGGGATTTTCCTGTACCCATTTTGTTATCTTATCGATAACCTTTGATATTTTTTCGGTTGCCGCCGACAATGCTGGGATCAGTGCTGCACCTAACTGTAACTTAACGCCTTTGACCTGCTCTCCGATATTTTCGAGTTGGTCGCTAAATGCGTCGCCCTTGGCAATCATCTCGTTACTTAACGCAAGTCCCAAACGCTCGGCTTCGGCGTAAAACGCTTTTAGACCGGCCTTGCCATCGTTCAGCATAGGGATCAGATCGGCACCCGACTTGCCGAACAATTCAACCGCCAAAGCGGTCTTTCCGATGCCGTCTTCGGTATTATGAAAAATATCGGCTACATCCTCGAAAATCTCGTTCGGCTGGCGGAGATTACCCGCACTGTCTTTGATTTTGATACCGAGATCCTCGAACGTCTGCATGTACGTCTTATTTCCGCCGGTAGCTTCGGCGACCATTCTGTCGAACTTCACTAACGACGCGGACAATTTTTCAGTTTCGACCCCTGACATCCTACCGGCATACGCAAGTTTTTGGAATGCCTCTACACCGATCCCGGCTCCCCGGGCCATATCGTACATATCACCGGCGTAATCGGCTGTCGATTTTCCAACGGCCAAAATACTACCTCCGACGGCTGCGCTCGCGCCCAGCATGACGGTTCCTGCTTTCGTCATTGAGCGACCTATTTTGCTTGTGGTACGCTCGAATGCAGAAAGTTTGTCCGTCGATTTTTTGACGGCCTCGTCTATAATGCGGCTCATTTTATCCGTTGCAGACAAAATGAACGCTAATTTCAGAGTGTTGGCTGCCATGTGTCGTTATCGCTTTTCGATGCCGGATAATACCACCCGGCGGGGTGTTGTGATCTCTTTTTCGTAAATCTCGACTGCGCGGTCCAAGTAGGCAAAATAATCTTCCACGATCAGATCGAGAACGCCATCTATTCCGCCGCCGGTGAAGTGTGCTAAAAAAACAATATCCGCATGTGGGATTTGTCTGATTAGCACCCTTGCGCCAGCGTCGGACCTTATCCGTTTTTTGAGATGTCCCTTTCTACCTCTTTTTTTGCGTCGGGGAAAAGGAACTCGGTGATCTTATCCATCTCCTCGGTAGTGAAGCCGTCCATCAGATCGTCGTAAACGATCGGCTGACCGTTTACGAGAATTTTGGCGGCCATCAGGTGCATGCCGCGCTCGACGTCCGTCAGGCTCTTGTTGTTGGTTAGCTCCATCTGCTTGCGTACCGTGATACCAATCTCAGCGATCTCGGTGTTGGCGTCGAGCTGGAGCCGCCGCCGAACTGACAAATTCGGCTTGCGATTCAGTGCTTGCTGTCCCATTACAATCCAAGGTTTTGCCTACGTTCAGCCAGCAAGTCCTCGCCGCCGACTTTGTAGATGTTATTGATTACGTCGATTTCGACGATCTCCTCACCGTCTATTTCCAACTTATAATACTGGACGGAAACGGTGGACTCCAGTTCGGTGTCCTCCTTGGCCTTGAACGCGCCACCGGGGAGTGTCTTGGAGTACCCGCGTATGTACATCACGATGGGCTTCTCCTCCGTGATTCCCGTGTTGTCGTATTCCGCTTTGCTGGAACGGATCATCAGGTCCACGGGCTTGAGGAAATTTCCGAAAGCTTTCTGCGCCTCGTTGTCCGGATACGTCCATTTGATCGTCGTTTCGAGTTTATCGAACCCGTTGAAAAACTCGGCCGAACCAATCATGCCCATAGCCTTGTAATCGGTCATAAGGGCCGTAATGGTCGGGGCGGTGATCTCCGACGCCAGCCCGTGCTTGCTGGCATTGTTCACATAGACGTTTGCGTCGTAAACTTTTGCGATATTCATGGCTATTCGATGGTTGAGAGTTTGTTAATGTCGATTTTGTGGTCGAACGTCATGCGCTGCATAGGCACGGCGGGCGTCCACTCGTTGGAAAACGTGACGTATCCCTGTGCCAACTCGGTGGCCGGATTCTTCGCAGGGTCGAAAAAGCACTGCCCGTAAACGATCTTACCTTCGGCTGTCAGCCGGTTGTAGTACTGGTTCACGATGTTGCGAACCAGGTCGATGTCGGCCTGTTTTACCTGCTTAACATCGATAAACTGGGCGCAGGCCATCGTGATCGAACGCTTCATGATCATCAGTGACCGGCGAACGCACTCGAACGCGTCGGGAGTGGTGGTGCTGGGGAACGCTGCGGTGTAGTTTCCCCATTCCACAATGCCGTTGCCGTACATATTAACAACTGTCGTGATGCCTTGTGCGTTCAGCAGGTTGGCCTCACATGTTTTATCTGAGAGCGCGAACGTGATGGGCACGTCGGTACCCTCGATCCCCGTGTAGGCGTGGTTCGACGATGACACATGCCATCCTTCTGTTAAATCGACTTTGGCCCGCAAACCCGCCGCGTAAGCTGACACCGGGAGCGTGAGGTATCTTTCCCCTGGGTCCTCGACATCCGGGTTATATTCCGGGTTCGCAACAAGGACATGCGGGAAAAGAAGCTTTTGCCCGGCTTTGAGTGTGGCAAAGTCACCCTCCGCACCGCGCGACTCAATGGCTTGGTTGAAGCCCCAGCCGTCGGGTGTGTCAATATATGCCATCGCCTCGGTTTTCTCAGTAATGACAATCAACTCCTGCTTCACTGCATCCAATGCGGAATATCGCGGTGCGATGTAGATCATCGGTTCAAAGCCGTATTTGTTTCCTGCGGTCTCAAACAGTTTAAGACCTGTACGCTCACCCGTTTCGGAAACCGTACCCACAATGTCGGCGCCGGTGATCTCGGCGGTGGCATCCTTTACTTTGACGACAAACACCAAGGCGCTGCCGGCAGTGCTGTCTTGCATGCGGATCGCCTTAAGTGCTTCGGGGATGGTTCCTTTTGTACCGAATGCGGCATCGTCCGCCGCGCTCTTGCACAACGTGAGGACGTTAGTGTCGCCCTTATCCGCTGTACCCACCAGCCCGATAACCGCCGTAACGATGTCGTTCACGGGCACCGTGTCGCTGGTGACGTTGATGTGCTCTATACCATGTAAAAAATCTGCCATGTCATAAAATTGTTATACCGTTTCCGGCGTGGTTTGTATTTATCCGGCTATTTCTTTTTGCTGTCAGCCGGTTCGACAGTTGTCGCAGCCACCTCTTTGATTTGGCGGCGGGCTACCATCGCACGAACCGCGATGTCATTCTCTGGCAACTCGACGGCATCGTCTTTTTTCAACGCGTACTCCTTTCGACCTGCGCCGGCCTTAACGCTGAAAACAACGTAAGGACTTACTACCTCGTACTTTTTCATTTTTCAGTAAATTCGTTTTTGATTTCCTTGATCGTCGGCACACTATCGGGGCGGTCTGCTTCGACAGTATAGGCTGCAAATGAAAATGTAAGCGCATATTGCCAATAGTTGTGCAGGCCCGAAACATAGCCGAACGAATTAAAGTAAATGGGTGTTTTCGCACCCAGCATCCGATGCCCCAAAAGACGGGATTTCGCCGCCTCGTAAACATCAAAAAGACCCAGTTTTCCCCGCCGGTTTTTCGCGCGGATGAATAGTTCGCATTGAACGGTTCCCAGTTGAGCCACGACGGCCAACTCCTCGCGTTCGGCGAACTCCGTACCGTTTACCAGCACGAAAATCTGCGGTTTCTCGGTCTGACGCGGCAACTCCAGAGCCTCGATCTTGGGTAACGGCTTGACATCGACACCCGGCATCTGCAACAACGTGACCAGCTCGTCCTCATACCTTTCGTAAGGGGACATGCTGGCGTCTGCCTTGGTTGTCATTGGTTGCTCCATGATCTATTCTTCGCTTTCGGCGTGCGGTGTCAAATGCGCCACATAGGTTTTTCCGTCAAATTTGGTGTCCACCGCAGTAATCAAATACCGTTTTCCACGTATTTCGAGGTATTCGGTCGTTTCGGCATCCACGGCTTGCTTCAGCCCGACGAAATTACCTTCGTAATACTCTGCGGTGGCCGTGCTCGGTCTATATTCGTAGCCCTCGGAGTCTCCGATCTGCGTGGGTTCGCTCGGGTCCTTGAACAACGCCCGTCCGGGAATATTTCCCCGATTTGGGGATAGCCAAACAGCGGGTTCGCCCATAAGGTTGGAAATGGTCGAAGATGCTATTTTGGCCATCCTGTCAAATCGGTTGTTCATACGCTCGGAGGTTATACGTTCAACTTGACCAACACCGTGGTATCGCCTGCGTCGGCAGCCTCCCAAGCGCATCCGACAGCCTTGTTATCCTCGGCCGTTGCCACAATACCGGAACCGTCGGCAGCAGCATACACCTTTTGGCCCTGCGTGATTGCACCGGTACCTTTGGCCAATTCGTACACGCCCGTAACGTTCAACACGACGGTTTCGTCCACGGCGCCGTCAGTAACGGCAACACCAGCGACGTCACCGATTACGCGTACATCACCGCTCTTGATCGCAGTTTCTGCGACTTTATACTCGATGGTCTTACCATCCTGGATGAAGTTTTTCATTGCTCTGTATTTTTAGTTTTTGCTTAAAATAGGGGCAGGCACGATAAATTCCGCCCCTGCGGGAAGTTTGCCGTTACGCTATTTCCCCGCTGCTTTCACGATGCCACGATAGTCGATCGCCGCAGCACCGAAATCGCCACGGACGGCATAGTCCATGGAGTCGGTTTTGAACTCCTCTGTGCTGTCCACACGCAGACCCTCGTTGCCCTCCAGGTATGCGTAGTAGAGACTATCCACTGCATACGGGTCGGCCATCAGATACCAAGCTTTTGGATCGGTCAATCGCGGCTCGACGATCACGTCGAACGCACCGGCGAAAACGTTCACGTCCTCGAACTTGACGGGCGTTGTCGCTGTTACCAGTTTTTTGGCCATCATCTCGTTCTCAGGTGACACAATGAGGTAACGTGGCACCATGCGAATAATCTGTCCCGCGATGTCTTTCTGCTTCATCATCGCCGTCTTTGCCGCCGCAAGACTCTCCTCGCTTAATGCGCTGCTGGCACCCGTGAGGAGGTTGCCGTGGGTAGCATCGAAAATCCCCTTGCCGTCGGACATCTTCACGTTGTCGGTCAGCAGACCCCACACGAGGTTTCCACGGAGCATATCCCAATGGCGGACGAATGCCGACGGGATGATCGAGAACACGCCCAAATCATCGTTGATGAACGCCTGCCGGGTGTAACTGATGCCCTCGCCGAACGTCTCGACGCGGATCTGCTCCTTGCTTTCCTTAAGCGTTGTGTACTTGATTTCTCCACCCTCGGGGATCTTCTTCATGCCATTGGCGACACCGGCCGAGTAAAGACCGCGTGCACGGAAATCGTCCACGCTGGTCTGTCGGGCGATTTTGTCCCAAAACTCCGGTGCGAACTCATACTGTGCCCGCAACATCTTGTTGATCACACCCTCGAACAACAGCGGAAAGTCGCTGGTGCTGTGCGCACGGTTGAAAACCATTTTGGCCACTTCGGAACGATCCAAGCCTCGGGTGTTGATACCGCGCTCGGACAACAGTTCGCGCCCGATCTCTACCATGGTCATGCCGCGAAATTCGCGGGCGCCGGCGTCCAACGAGAACTTGGACGGATAAATGCGGTGCAGCAGTGCGTTCTCCACGGCCATACGCTTCTTGGTGCCAGCATCCAAGCCGGTCGCACGGACACTATGGTTACCGTTCACGCCGTTTTCCTGACTTCGTTTAGCCAGCCGTCGCATAATCGCGGTGCTGCACTGCTCCACGGTAAGATCGGTACCGACCAGTGCCAGCGCGTAATCGGCGGAAAGGCCAGCGGCACGGGCCATTTGCTGGATCGCTTGCGTTCGCTTGCGGTTCTCTTCTGTCTGTTCCGTTCCTCCGGTAGCTTCAGTTACCGCAGCTGCGGCATCTTTAGCAGCTGCGGCTGCATCCTCGGCTGCGGCTGCTGCATCCTCGGCCGCTGCAACTACATCCTCGTTCGTTTTGGCTTCGTCGGAGTCAGTCGGCGTGACCTCTTCCTCAATCAGTGTGAGTGTAATGGTATCGCCCACTTCGCCATCGGAAAGGGCAACGCCCTTAACGCCATCAACGGTTACGATGTCTCCCTGCTTTACGGGATCGCCCTCGACGACGTACTCCATGGTCTTACCTGTTTCTGTTGCTCTCGTTTTTTTCATGTTGGTGGTGGTATTTGTGATTCGTTTGTTTATGATTTCGACCGGATGCTGCTGTTGTCCTGTGCGGATGCCGCTGTCGATGTCGGCGGGTACTGGAGCGAGGGAAATTTCGATCGGCATCCAGTCGGTAGCCCGGTAGATAGGCCGTGCACCGTTTGGGCGCTCCTCGCGCTCGAACTTGTAGATTTCGTAGCCGACCGAGATCCCTTTGACGATCCCGTCCACCACATCCTGGAACAGTCCGGCCACCTCGGGACGGCTGGAGAAACGAACGCGAGCGCAAAGCTGGCGCGATTCGTTGATCCACACCTTGACCGTGCGACCGACTTGGCTGTGCACCGAGTACGAATTATGACAGTCCAAAAGCGGAAGCCCCTGATTTGCGCGGTCCATTCGAACGGCGGATGCTTCGCAGACCAGCATTTCGTCGTAGTCTTCGTCCCAGCTGAAGCGCGTAACCATTTTTTCGGTCGCGCAAACGACATCTACCTCGCGGGCCTCCTGGTCGATGGTCGTAGGCTGCACGAGCGCCCGCCCGTACAGCACGCCCATGGTGCGGTTATTCGTTTCCTGTTTTGCCATTGCTATTTTCTTTTTGGACGACCGTAGCGGCGGTATTCACGCTGTCAATGGTAATACCCAACTCGGCCAGCCGGTCGATGTCCTGTTTATATTCTTTGAAAAACTCCTCGGGTTCGCGCCCCATCTCTCGGATCGTCTCGCTGATCGTCGCAAGACCGGCCTTGATCCTATCGACCTGTGCGGCGGTCTCGCGCTGCGGATCGAGCTGCTGAATGCGAGGTGCCGTCCAGTCGGCGGATATATATCGGGACAACTCTCCCTTGATCATACACGCGCTGATAAACCAATTCCACACGGGGGCACAAATCTGCGGTACGATCATAAAATACTGCCAGCTTTTGAAGTTGGCCGTAACGTCGATTTTCGCCATGCGCCCCGAGGTAAAATTCACACGGCTATAATCCATCGTCAGCATTTCGTAGGTGATGCCATAGCCAGCGGCCATTCCCTGCAATATGCGGCTGGCGTAAGCATCGTAATCGGACACGCTGGGCGGATTGGCGAACTCTACCGATTCGGCAGCTCCGAGGTGTTCGACGATGCCAGGCTCCAAGCGCTCGATACCTATCGCACCATCCTCGCCACCGTCATCTTCCGACCCCAATACAAATGCGGCGAAGCACGCGGCCACCTTTTGCTTTACGAGCTGGGCATCCTCGTAGTCGGAAAAATCGCTCGTTTTCATAAACGCCGACACTCCGATCGGCAAGCCTCGGACCTGTCCAGGCCGCAACACCTCGAAAGCATGTAGCACATCCTCCTTGGGGTAAAACTTGCTGGCAAGCGCCGGTGCAACGATAAAGCTGTCGCCGGGGTGGTAATCAAAAAGCCAGTAACCGAGCAGGCGCCCCTCTTTGCTGAATTGAACCCCAAGCCGACAATAACCCATATCGTTGCTGCCATTTCGGGTGTGGTCGAGCTGGTCGCCCTCCAAAACTTGCAACTGGAGCGGTAGCGGGTTGTTGTCGTCGGGCATGACCCAGCGTCTCAAAATCAACACTTCGCCACTCTCAGCGATGGACCGCATCGCTAATTCCTGCAACCCGTAAAATGTCGTTTTGCCATACCAGTCGCAGGCGGTCGAATTGGCCCATTTGCTCCAAAGTCGTTTTACGAGTTGGCAAGTTGCCAAATCGGCGTCAGGCGCCGGCTGGATGCCATCGCCGATCGTGTGCTTGGTGATCGCTTCGACAGCCCGCCGCGCCCATCCGTTGTTACGGACCATATTACGGGAACGATCCCGCAACGTAACCAGCGCGGCCGATACTTCGCTATTGACACTCGTGGACTTTGCCAACCGGAACGCCTTGCCGCGACGGCCTTTGTCGGCCGCCTCATAGGCCCGTTTTTTACGGCTACGCGATATTTCAAATGAAATTCTCATCTTTTGCTGAAATAGCCTCGGTCAATACAAGCGAGGCGACGACGGCGCAAGCGGCGTTCCGGAAACAACTCCTCCTCAATCATTCGAACCAAATCTTTCATCTCGGCAAGCGACCGATAGCTCACGGTTTTGTCGCCGTAGGTTATGGTTGTCGCACCGGTGGCGATGGCCTCCTTGAGCGCGGTATATTGTTCGATTGTAAAAGACATGGCAGCGTAACGATTTGCAACGAATTTATGAGAGGTGTTTTACATTCACAATACCACGCGAAAAGGTTTACCGAGTTCTCGGTAAACCTTTTCTAAATATACCGACATCTCGGTATATCAATCATCCCAAAAACTGCCACCTCGACGGCGCCCGGTGCTTTCGTCGTTACGAGCGTCTCTCTTTTTGGCGGTTGCACCACCCATCTGCGCCAAACGCTGTGGGTTCAACCGATCCAGCCCGAGGATAGCCGCAGCAGCCCGAGCATAGACACGACAGTCAAGCGGTTCGTTGCGCTCGTACCGCTTCACCCATTGCAACTTTCGGTACCCCCGCACCACCTTGACAACCTGCTCCTCGGCGGTAAGGCCACGGAAATAGTGTTCGTCATATTCGGGAAAATGGCAATAGTTCGGCGGAGGGATGCCGTTCTCGTCCTTTTCCAGCCGCAGGTGGGCGTATAACTCCGTTTTGAGGAATGACACGCCGATATTCCACTGGCGCATCTTTCCGACCTTTTTACCCGCCTTGGTGATGTCCACCTGCTTGGGTGGTGAAAACGCCATGCCGAGGTGATCCTGACCCTTGATCGGTATGACGCGATCACCGACGAACCGGCGGCAAAAGGTATGGACGTGCGTCGTGTTGTAGCCGGTATCCACCGCCATCATTCGGATAGGAAACTCCATCCCGTCCTTGCGCGGCCACCGTTCACCCACGACGGCTGCCAAATCGTCCCATACGGCGGTTCCGGCCGTGTCCCCCTCGATTACGCGGTAGTCGATCGAATAGCTGCGTTTGTCGGCACACCAGCCGACAATCTCTAACTCCAGGCGGTCGCGCTGTACATCGACACCGGCGGTGAGGAAGCACACATCGGCGGGCACATGGTTGGTTTTGTACTGCTCGCGGCGGTTGTAAAGATTTTTGTACGGCGGCGCCTCGCCCTTTTCCGCCCACGTCTGCCCGAGGGTTGTATTCACGAAAACCTTTAATTTGCTCGGGTTCTCCTTGGCCGCAATGAAATCTCGCGCGATCTGTTCCCAGCTATGCCACCCGTAGGGCGAATAGAGACTATTAAGATGGAAGCCAATCACATCGTGATTTACATTTTCCGGCTTGGCGGGTACCCACTGGCCGTTTGCTAACATGGTGATCTTGTGCCGCTCGGCGATCAATTCGCCGCAATGGTTGCACTTGTATTTTGCTGTTTGGGGCTTGCCCTCCTCCCACTTGAGATTTGCGAATACCAGCGGCTGCATAACGCCGCAGTGCGGGCACGGGACATGATAGTAGTTTTGATCGGTTTCCAAAAATTCCCGTTCGATTGCCGAAAGTCCCTCGATGGTGGGCGTACTCAACATGAAAATTTTATGGTTTGGAAAGGTTCGAGTACGGGCGATCGCCAAGTCGATCGGCGATCCCTCGCCGTCCAAGTCCTGCGGGTAAGCGTCCACCTCGTCCAAAATCAAATTCCGGATAGGGACAGACCGTAACCCCGCTGCGCTGTTGGCGCCGACCATCAGCAGCAGACCGCCGGGAAAATTCTTTTGCGTGATCGTGTTGTTGCTGTCGCGGCTCTTGGCCGGAGCCACGCGCTGCTTCAGTTCGGGGCAATTCTCGATCAGCGGGTCGATGCGTCCCTTGGACAACCGTTCGACCATTTTGTCGGTCGGCTGTACGAACATGGTGGGCGCCGGCGCGATGTGCATAGCATAGCCTACGAAGTTGCTGGCGCCCTCGGTTCCTCCGATCTGCGCGGCCTTTACGAAGACAATTTTGCGGTGCGAGTCGTGAACGCTCAAGCAATCCATGATGTCGCGCAGGTAGGGGGTGCGGCTCGTCCGGTATTGGCCCGATTCGGCAGAGCTGACCGGCGACAAAAACCGGTATTTGTCCGCCCATTGCGACACCGTGATCCGGTCGAGCGGTCGTAAGCCCTGGAAAAACTTGGTTATCTCGTTGAAAATGGCTGTCATTGGTCGATTCTTGTTTGAAAATCCGCGAGCTTCTGCAACGCATCGGCGATCGCGTCGTATATCGTGTTGTGAACGATTGCCCGATTGTCTTCCGCCATAACCACGTCCGTTATTCGGTCGGGGATTGCGAGCAATGTGTCGCGCAATTCCTTGCCGGCGGCGAAAAGTTGGGCATTTATGCGCTCGCGCGACACCAGCGCACCCTCTTTTTCCTGTAATTCCAGCTCGGCGATCCTGGCTTTGGCGATTTTTTCCTGTAATTGGGCGTCCTCGTAGGTCATCGTAGCAGTTGCCACAGCCTTGGCCGTCGGTTCCGGCTCGATCACCGCTTTATCAAAGGTTTTGATGTAGCCCGCCAGCGCGTTGCGGACCTTGCGCTGGTTGGGGTGCGCCGAGTTCAGCGACTTATACCAGCATACGGCGGCCTGTTGTGGGTTCAGGTAATACGGCGAAGTCGCGGACGTCCCGACGACATCCGCGAAATTGTCCGGTATATATCCGCGCTTTATGGCCGCTGTTATGGTCTTGGCGCTTATTCCGGTTGTTTCTTCGAAATCAGATATTTTAACCCAACCTTTGGGCGCTTTTTTCTTCATTCGTATCTGCTTGCTACCTGCTATGATAATTTTTTCCTGCTGACTGGCGAAAAAACGCGATGCCGACTACCCCCGATGTAGGGACCAGGAAGAACCTATAAAATCATTCTTGTTCGTACCTTACCGGATCGGGTTTCTCAAATCCGGTTTTATCTCCGCATTCGGGACATTCTACATACCACATCGTTACGCTATCTCTTGGATCGAAAAAGGTTTCATCCACATCGGCGGCGCCATACTCAAATTGACATCCGCAAGGGCATTTCCGTACATATATCGCCATCTTACTACTGTTTCCGTGCTGTATTATCCGTTTCATGTCATCCGTTTTTTGCCGCGATTTTGTTCACGCAACTGGTTAGTATTCCGTGGACGCGGGCTGTTACCTCGTTGCCCATAAACTCCGCAACGTCCGTCCGCACGTCCGGCGAAATGCCCATTGTGAACGGCGAGGCCGTCATCAGTTCTGTGATGCGTATCTTACCGCTGGCCGTCTTTTCTCGCCCGGGCACGAAGCCTATACGTTTTTGATAGCGGCCGCGAGAAAACACCCCTTTGTGCCCGCTGGACATGGTCGCGACAAAGGCGTGGCGGATCATGGTTGTCTTGCCCTTGTGGATTGCCACCGAAATCGAGGATCCCGATTGCTTTGGCTTGAATGCGATAACCGGTAGCCGGTTTTCGTTTATCTTGATGCCACCGTACAAGCTGCCGCTGTTAGCCTTGGGTGACACTACCGCCTGGCGTGATAGGTATTTCTGCGATATATTGTACCGCTCTTTTATCCGCTTGTTTATGCGGGGTATCGAGCGCGTAAGCGCACTATTGACGCCTTGCGCTGTGCCGCGTAATATTTCATTGGGGGATAGCTTGCTGCGAAACTCGTTTTGTATTCGCTCTACCTCGTCGCGCTTTTCCTGTGTGATCTTGATCTCCATAACGTCAGATTATTGCAGGGGAGCGTCCGCTGTGTGGGTGGCCGCCTTACCTCGTTCGTATTCTTTCAGTTTCTCGTCGATTTTGAGGTACAAATCCACCGGCTGGGGCGTCCGGCGTTTTAGATCCTCATACCACTGTCGCGATACGCCGGCCTCGCGGCACAACTTCGAAATGGATACATTAGCCGCGTTCGCCCGTCGTCGGATGTCGTTCGCCAAGTCTTTGTCGCTTTTTTTCATAATCCAAAAAAAAATTATAAATACATTGATTTCAACGCATTCCTGCACCTGCCATCTCTTTCGGCCCGCAGATGCAACTCCGCCATGTTCTGCTCGACATACTCCTGCACATTCGCGGGACACTTGCCACTCTCATACATGGCCAGTAGGTATTCGGCGGGAACTTTCGCTATTACCTCACCCTTGTAGCTGCCGAACGGCATACGTTCGGCCATTTTCTGCTTTCGATCGGCAACCTCGGCATCCCTGCGCTGCTCAATAGCGGCCTTGTTCTCCTCAACGTACCGCGCCACACCTTCCGAGCATTTCCCGTTCTCGTGGAGCCATAGCAGGTAATCGGCGGGGACGCCCAGCATGGGGCGCCCCTTGTACTTGCCGTATGGCATGGCGCTGGTGTCTGTCAGTCGCCACATGGTCAATAGCGTTTCCCGTGCTTATATCCTCGGCCCTCGTTGTACTGCATTTTCAGCATGACGTGCGTTTCAAGGTCGATGCCGAGTGCCGTGGACAAATCGAACAAACGAATGGCCGCGTCGGCCAGTTCGTCTTCGAACGTGTCTTTGATGAATGCTTCAAAATCCGATATAAAGCATTTTTGTCTATTACCCTCTTCTATGCACCTAAAGGTTGCATCCCAGCGACCAAATGCTTCCACGTTAGCCCGCTTGTTCTTGCGGTCCGCCTCCAGCGCCTCGGCGAGTTCCGAAACGGTCAGCATTAAAGCGCGGGGGATGTCGATCGGTTCATCGTGGAACCCTTTCGCTTTGGCGGTTTCAAATGCACGTCGCCCCAATTCTTTGAGTGTTAAATTTCCCATGATTATTTCATTTTTGAAAGGTTTTTACTCACATAATCCGTAAAAGCTCATGCAACTGGTCGCTGTGTCATCGTCGAACAGGCTGCCGGTCGCGTTCTGCCATTTGACATATTGTACTACATCGTTTATTGTCGGATATTTCTCGCCGCTGGTAATCGCGTGGGCGGGGATTTTACCCGGTCCAAAAAACGATGACTTCAGGTCATGCTCCAGCGTGGCAATCTGCTCGATGCGATCCGGAGATTGGCGGGAAATGTTCAGTATATCCCGCTGGCTCGCCATGACGCACGGCCAGCACCCTACACGTTTATAGCCCATCGTGTAGAGCGGATTGGGTTCAAGCCCCGCCGAGAGGATGTAGTCAATCACCTGCTGCGCCGACCAATCGAATACGGGACGCAGTAGATCGTCATCGTATTGCTTTCGGAACACCCGCACGTCGTGACCGCGATAGGTGTGCATCTTTGGTTTGCCCGCTTTATCATAACCGTATGGCTCGAAATAGTACTTAAAGTACGTGCATTGCTTTGACATAGCCGCACGGTTCGGAGATTCCGCCGCGCGTATGCCTTGGATCATCAGTATATTATCCTGTACGTTGTCGAGCACATAGTCGATGCACGGCTTGGTTTTCAACTCTTGGGTACAGAATCGGGCACGGGTGGACGGCCAACGCTTTTTCTGCTTGGCCAAACCGACCATCCCATCATACTTGGGCGACTTGAGCGTTACGAGGTCGAGGTTTAGCCGGTCGGCGATGCGATTGATGTACTCGTAGGTCAGTGGATGCTCCCATCCCGTATCGCAAAACACGGTGGTAAAGTTGGTGGTGATGTGCTCGCGCACCCACAACAGCGCCGCAAGGCTATCCTTTCCTCCGGAAAATGTTACGATTATTTTCATCTACCAAAGTGTTTTATACAGTTACAGATCGTGATTGTCGGATTGGCCCATTGCCGTTGAAACCGGCGCCAATCGGTTGAATATTTACCCTCAAGATCACGAAACAACATTGCCATTGGCATAAAACCGGCTCGCCACGCCTCGCCCATCCGTGTCTGTGCTTTCTCGAACGTGTCTCCCTTGTAACCGCACAACACATAACACCTCATCGAGTTGCTGGATTTGGTGAAACCTGCCTCGATAAGCATTTTGCCTGCCTCAACGAGCGGGTCCAGGTCGTTGGGGGTGTCGTAGGCGAAAAATAGCGATTGGGGATGTAACTCATGTATTCGTTGCGCCATCGTCGGGGTTAGCAACGCTGCCTCCAGTCCTCCGGTAAATTGCGGCTTGTGCGGCTGGCGGGCAAGCATGGCAAATACCTCGTCGATATGGCCCGGAGAGCAGGCCAGCAGGTTGTCATCGGTCAGAATCCAGCCGTCGGTAACTGGCAACTCTCGGAGCATTCCGCCCTCACGCTTGGGAACAGCGCAAAACCAGCATCGATTCGGACATCCTCGGCTGGTAATCACGTATCCGTGCCTCATGTACATACCAGGGATAAAATCGCCGCCCGGCTCATTGTAAGCGGGACCGCCGATCTTCACCGTTGCAACCGGCTCCCATTGTTTCGCCAGCCATTCAGCGATCGGTATGTCCCATGTGAACGTTACAGAAACGTGCACCTCGTCCGCTTCGTCGAAAAAGGACGGAGTTTCGCGGATACGTACCAGCTCGTCGGTTGGCGTAGCATTCGTCTTGGTTGGGAATACTCGTATTATCCGTTTTTTCATATCCATTTCAGAATAATTTTTGCTGCATTTGGTGATCGATCAATCTTCAATAACCCGCACGTAGGTATCGTTTATAGTTCGACCTATCTCTATCAACCTCAACGCGACCATTTCCTCCAATACGGCACGAAAAGCGGTGAGGGATTGGGAAAACCGCGTTTTCAGCATAAGTCCGTCGCGTATGACCAGAGCGTCGGCGGGCATCCTGTTTGTAGCCCGGCGGGTGCGTTGTACCTCGCGGACGTGGCGCCGTATCTCGGCGTGCAAAGGGTTGGCTGGTTCCATTTATTGCCCGCTTAATTTTTCAACGATCCGCATTTCTCGTTCGGATAACTCCCATACTATAGCCTCTTTTTTCACCGCAGCTCTTTCGGCGGTAACTCTTTCGGCGGCGGTATACGAGATTAAAAAACCGGATCCGTAAATCGATTTCCCGTGCTTTTTTTGGATGTCAAGCGCAGAGTGATGCACCATTTCCCGCTTGTCTATCTTTATCTCTCCCTTGTTTTTCACGATGTACGCTACATCCGAAACCGTCAGCACGCAGTCCGGGTATTTGTATTTCGGCAACTCCGCTTTCGGTGCCGAGCAAATGGCGTCGATCCCCTCATATAGCACAGGATCACCTATTACACCGGCTTCGCCGAACATATTGGACAAAAAAGATGTATTTACTTTTGCCCCGTTTTCGTAAACGATAGCGGCGCCGCATACGATCCGTGTACAGTCAAGGTCAGCGCTGAACAATGTCAGATGCGGAGCAAACAGGAAAAACTTGATCCCTCGTTTCAGATAGAACCGGACAATTTGAGAGACGATCGAAAAGGGCGGGTTGTCGATCACCACGCAATTATCGGGATAGACCAAGCTCTCGTAATCACCACCCGGATAGAACGGGCGGACAACGGTCATCCCGTCGATGTCGCAATGATCGGCTACATATTGCAAAACATAGTCGTACACCGCTGGAGGCGTATAGCAGTCGTCGGTCGTTTTCTTGGGATTGAATTTTTCCACAAAGCCCTCGTAATCGTCGAAAATACTTTTTTGCGACTTTCTGCGATTCGTGAACACGTGCTCCTCTTGGCCGAATAAATTTATACTTTTCATATCATGCTGCATTTTCAAAATCCAAAATCATACGCCCCAGTGCTTCGCAGATCACGCGGGCCATTGTAACCTCAACAGCGTTGCCGATGAACTTCTTCTGCTCGGCCTGTGTGCCTACCAGCTTGTAGTTGGCGGGGAAACCCATGATGCGTTTCAGTTCGGAAATCTTCAACATTCGCATCTTCACATCGACCAGCCCGTACAGCGCCATGAACTCCTTTATCTGCACCACGATCGGGCTGTCTGTGGTATATACCTCGTAGATCAGCGTATCGCCTTCGCGGCGGATGAACGGCGCGAGATGCTGCACGTCGTTCTCCGTTGTAACGATACTGGGCGGTCTTTTGTCCATCCGTGCGATCAGCGTGAAGCACGGGCGATCTATGGGTGCCCCCGCTGATGCGAATTGCGGGTTGAGTAGATAACGACCTTTACGGGGCGGTGTTTCCGCACAATACGTAACGAGATGGTGTTTTGGCGTGGGGGTTACAGTCCCGGCCGGCAACTCGACGGACGCGGTGCATCCATTTCCGTACTGCATATTCAGGAATCGAGGACGCACCAGTTGAAACCGGTCTTTCGTCGTGACGGTCGGGGCCGGCGCCTCGACGGGCGAGTTGTAGCCGTTGCCATAATATGCCGTCAGAAAATTGCCGGACACCAGTGCGTGGTGATCTACCGTCGTGATGGCGTGCGCCGGCCCGTCGATGCTGATGGCACGGTCGGCCGGTGATCCGCTGAAATGCTTGGCAAGGAAACACGCCTTTGCCACGCCGAGCCTGCTCTGCACCGCAACCGTCGGGCAAGGATCGTCGATACCGGGCGCAACGTACTTACCGCTTTGGCTCATGGAGTTGTATTTGACCATGAACGCCTCTTTGCCACCGGTGACGAACTTAACCAGCCCTGCGTAGATGCGTTCAAAGGTCGCATCCACCAGCGGCTTTTTGCGGCCGAAGATGCTGGCGCCCTCGTCGTGCAAATCGAGCACATCACGAACCGGGCGCCACTTTGCCCGGACATCGAACAGGTTGGGAGCGGGTTTCTTGGTGTGTGTCGGCGTCGGGAAAACGATGGGCAGTTGTCCGGCGGCGAAAATCCCGAAGAACCGGCGCCGGGAGGTGTAGGCCCCGAAGTCCGCCGAATCGAGGATGCGGTGGTCGAACCGATACCCTCCGTCCTTGCAAATGCAAGCCACCCATCGGTGGTAATCCTCACCTCGACGGGTTGCGTCGGGGACCCACACGGGGGCGATGGTACGCCGCTTGTGTTTGCCTTGGCCGACTGTCTTTATCTTCAGCGGGCAATAGGCGCCGTGCCCATGTGATGCCTCGACGACTTTCACCGCGAGCGGCCCCCACGTCATGAACTCCTTGACATTTTCGATTTGGATATAGTCGGGGCGCAGCGCGTCGATGTAGCGGAAAAGGTGCTCGGCCAGCGTGCGGCTGTCTGCGTCGCGGCTTTGGCCTCCTTTGGCGATCGAGAAGTTGGTGCATTCCAGCGATGCCCACAACACCACGCGGGCGGCGGGGTATTGTTTCCGTGAGACCTCGACATGGGCCAGTAGCCGGTCGAGGTTCAGCGTGCGGATGTCCTCGACAAAGTGCAGCGCGTCGGGATGGTTGGCCGCGTGCGAAGCGATCGCGTTGGCATCGTGATTGACGCATGCGATCACCTTGGCGACCTGCTCGCCGTGCAAGCGTGCCGCCTCAACGCCCGTGCTGGTACCACCGGCACCGCAAAAGAGGTCTATGTAGAGAAATCGGATCATAGCTTTTGTTTATCGGTTTTCGGTCAGCCGAGCCACAAGCGCGGCGCATTCGTCTTTCGTTCGAGGTAGCTCGATGGTGGTGGTGCGGCCAAGGTCGGCAAATAGGCGCTTCAACATCTTGATGCGGAGCTTGCCCTGCTGCGTCGCCACGCCCTTGGTGTCGATCGCCATGTCGTAATCCGGCAGGTAAAAGTCCAGCGTGTAGGTGATCGCCCGAATGGTCTCGCCGTTGTAGGTGAACGGCTCTTGCAGGGTGTAGCGCTTTTGGAACATAAACCCGATGCCGTGCGATTTCAGCAGGTCGTGCATGTAGCGTTCGAGACGGCTGTCGAAGACAACCCCGTCGGCCTCGGTCTTCACGGCATTGCGGACTTTGCGGTTCTCC